ACCGTTGCCGCTCAGTCACCTTGGCCACAAGACCAGACTCAGCAGCCGCTAGCGCGTCCGCACTGATGTTGACCACCTGACCAAGCAGGTAATGCGGGGGTGTGCGCGTCTGAGCCGCAATGTGCTGAACAGCCGTACCGATAACGTTCGTGTAGTTGCTGAGGTCAGCAGCCGAGAACTCAGCGATACCCGCAGACTCAGACTCAAGCCAAAGCAGCCGGTTGGACCGGTACGGCTCTAGCGGTAGGTCTTCCTCCCCAACAACCTCACCCTCATCGTCCGTGATCTCACGCGTAGGCCGGTCCATGCCGGTAACCACACGCGCGGGAACCGCGAGAGCGTCAGAGTTGGTCAGGAGGTGAGCCCAGAGAGTGTTAACGGTGTCCTGTAGCGGAGCAACGTTGGCAATCTCCGAAACTGGCTTGCCCTGTAGGCGAGCACGGTTCTCAAACGGGACGAGCGGGACCACCTTGAGCGGGTTAGGCATCTCAGCATCAAGCGACCATGCCGAACCGCCGAGAACGCCAATGTTGTTGTCGGCGTAGTCGTACCGGGCAGCATGACCGATCGGACGCGAGAACTTGAACACTCGGTCAGCAGTGAAGAGCGTGACATTCTCTCGCTCGTCATCCGTCCACGTGATCAGGCCGTAACGCCGTACCCGACGCTTGCCGGGCACATACTCAACAATGGCGCTCGTGGCGTCATAGAACGTGATCTCAGTATCCGGCCCCTCTGGACGCCACACGAGCGCATACGAGCGACCCGAAATCAGCGACTCAAGAAGAGCAAGGCCAATCTCAACGTCACACTCATTGCGGCGCCAAGAATCCCAAGCGACAGAGTCAAGCGACCCGTCATCAAGACGGAACGCCATAGGCATAAGCCGTTCAAGCGTCGAGTCAACGATCACTTGACACCAGTTATCCGAGAACCCATCGAACAGGTCACCGGCAATGGTCGAGAACTCAGGCGACGCAAACTTTAGGTTGTGATCGCCGTTGTAGTACGCGCCGTACTTCTTGGCGTTACTGGCACGTCGCTTGAGCTTGGCGTATAGCCGGTTCACGACCTCAAGGGGGGTCTCGGCCATGCGTCAACCCCCTTCCCTAGGTGGTCAGTTGCTGAATTCAGTAGTTGCTAGGCACTCGCAGCGCGAGCCTTCTTGATCGGGCGACGGACATAACCGTCAAGAGCCATCACAGCGGCTGCAATGCCGTCGATACGGGCCGAGGATTGATGACGGTCCGGCTTCCGAGGACGGATGTTGTCGTTACCGTCCGCGTAGATTTCCACGCAAGCAGCGTTCCAACGCAAGATGGGATTACCACCATGCTTGACACGCCCCTCACGTAGCAGCCGCTCAAGCTCCTTAGAGCCGGGCGACATACCCAAGTAGGTCTGCGCGATCGGGACCACATCAACACCCTTGGTCTTCTGGTCAACGCGCTGCACAAGCTGACCCGCAAACATGCGGTCATAGCTCACGCGCTGCACGTTCAACCGGCGACAGTCGGCAATGATCTGCTTCTCAATCGCCCCGTAGTCGATAGCGTCGCCCTCAGTGAGGGTCAGGAAGCCATCACGGGCCCACTGACGCAACGGCATCTGTAGCTGAGCCTCAAGCTCGTCAACCCGCTCCTCAGGCAGCCAGAAACGCGAGACAAGCTCTAGCTCAACACCCGGTTGCCGAGACTCAACAGCGAGCACCCAAGCGGAAAGGTCAGACACGGCCGAAAGGTCAACGCCACCCCAAGCGCGGCGATAGCGGAAACGCTTCTCATCAACCGTTCCGGCGTTCTCATCCCACAAAGGCATAGGCAGCCAACGCGTAGACGAGCGCATACGACGATTGAGCGACAGACGACAGAACGTCGGGAAGTACGAGGGGGTTGACTTAGCCTTTTCAGCCTCACGACGGAGGTAAGACAGCGAGGGGGAAACACCAAGACCCGGGTTAGCCCTACGCCACGTCTCCTCAGAGAAAGGGTCCGCGTCCTCAGCAGCCGCCCAAATCACGCCGTAGTGACCGGGGTCCTTAACCACACCCTCAGCGACACGACGAGTGTAAGTGTGCTTCTCGTCGTAGATCGAGCCTTCTTCACCCTCGTCAGCCGTCGTGATGAACACGATTAGTGGCTGATCACGGGCACCCGTACCGGTCTCGATAGCGTCAACGAGGTCACGTGACTTGTGAACGTGAACCTCGTCAATGATCGCGCCGGACACGTTCAGTCCGTGGGCAGTCTCAGCGATCTTAGAGAGCGCACGGAAGACACCACCCGTGCGAGGCACCCGGAGAACGTTCCTCAGGATCTCCACACGGCCGCGTACGGCCTTGGAAGTCTCCGCCATACGCTTGGCGTCCTCGTACACGCGCCGGGCCTGCTCAAGGCTTCCTGCGGCGGCGTAGACCTCAGCGCCAACCTCACGGTCAGCGAGCAAGAGCGCTAGGCCGATGCCTGAGGAGAGAGTTGACTTACCCGCCTTACGCGGAACCTCAATCCAGACCGAGCGCGTAACGCGAACGTCTCGCCCAACCTCGTCGTCATACCAAAGCCAACCGAAGATGGGGAAGACAACCCACACCTTTTGCCAAGTCTGCAACTTGAGAGGCGAGTTACCCCACCGACCCTTGGTGTGCTTGAACGACTCAATAGCCTTAAGAGCACGGGCAGCGTGAGCAACCGAGAAGTACGCGCCCTCACGCTCGTGAGCCTGGAAAGCGTTAACGAGGGGGCGACGCTCCCAAGCGTCCCTAATCTCCTCGTCCGTCATGCCAAGCTCAAGCAGAGCGTCATACGGAACGGGCAGCGACGAGTGGTCAAACTCGTCAGTCGAAAACGTCGTCATCCTCTCCCCCAGAATCCGGCGGCGTGATCCTTGCCGCACTAGAGGGGGAAAGGCCAAGCTCACCCGTTAGCGACCGGAAGTGAGACCGGTACTGATTGACAATGGTGATCCATGGGTTTTTGACCATGCCTCGCTCGGTCTCGACCACGAGACCTTGACGGGAAAGCTCACGCTCTGCCTGCCAGATGCGGGCAGCCGTAATGCAATACTCAACAGCCGTCTCACGCTGAGGGTCGGTCAGACCAGCGGACATGACGAGCGCCGGAATAGTGGTTGCCCACACTGAGGCAGCCTTAGCGCGAACGTCCTTATGCCCCTTGCTCCTGCCGGGCATGACCTCGTCCCAATCCGGCTCACGAGGAGCGGACGGAGCGAACGAGGCACCGGGCGACTGTCGGTCAGCGCGGTACGTGCCCTCACGGACGGCTGTCAGGTGAGGCTTGGGCTTGGCACCGGATACGGCCACGCTCAGTCACCTCCGCCAAAACGGTCTGATCAGCCATCGTAGGTTTTTGCCTCCCTGCCGCTCGGTGTGAGGGGTGGGAGGGGGTCACCCCCCAGGGGGTAGGCACTCAGCGCGACGAGTCGGCGTCATCTGCGAACCGTCCGTAAGCGTTCAGCGTCACGCTCCGTGCGCCTCGCTCATGCGCCCAACCACCCGGTTGATGCTTAGCCGTCTCCTTGTTATGGCACGACGTGCACAAGGGTCGTAGGTGCTTAGGGCTGTCAGGGTTCGGATCACCCTTAGCCTCAAGCTCACGACGACTCAAAGGGAAATGGTCAGCGACAGTCGCAGCCTTAGCGCATAGCACACACCAAGGATGCTTATAGATGTACGCCTTACGCACACGTTGCCATCGTGTCGTATAGACAGCGCCACCACGTGATGCACGATCCTTGTTAGCCTGCCTCGCGTGCTCAACACAACGGCCACCACTCGTAAGCTCAGGGCATCCGGGTACAGAGCATGGGGTACGTGGCTTACTAGGCATGGGGTACACCAAGGGGGTAGGCAACACAGGGGGTAGGGCTAAGAGAGAAGGGGGATATAGACACGCTCACGAGGGGGCCTATATGAGAAGGGGTGGCATACTCACACACCCTGGAATGGCAGCTACTGAATTCAGTAGTTGACAGATGCTATCCTTGCGTGTATGGCACACAAGGTATGCATCACATGCAAGGAAGACAAAGACCTAGACGCGTTCGCCAAGGATGCCAACCGCAGCGACGGACACGGGTCACAGTGCAAGGACTGCAAAGCACTCGCTCAGCGAGCAAGGCAAGCAGGCCGTACCAACCCGTACCGTGATGACAAGATCAAGGGGACAGCCAAGAAGCTTGGCCTTACCGTCCCTGAGTACGTAGAGCTACGCGCTAGCCCCTGCGATATCTGCAACAGAGAAGGCAGCGAGGAAGACCCGAACAGCGTCTACACAGACAAGCAGAACGGCGAGATCAAAGGCGTAGTCTGCAAGGCATGTGCACGCGCCCTAGGCCACTTCAAATACGACCCTGAGCGCCTACAGCGTGCGGCAATCCTGCTTGCGTAGCAGCTACTGAATTCAGTAGTTGGTCTAAGTGGTAGGTTTCGAACCTACGGCCTCACGGTCCCTAACCGCGCGCTCTGCCTACTGAGCTACACCTAGATGCGGCAGGATGACGGGCGAACGCGTTTATCCTGCCTGAGGGCCCCTGCGAGGAATCGAACCCCGAGTCTCCCGATTACGAAACGGACGCTCTACCAATTGAGCTACAGGGGCAAAACGAATCAGCGTGCGGACCATTGACCCGGTGAAGGGAATCAATGCCGTCCACGCTGACTCTGGTACCCGCTGAGGGATTCGAACCCCCATGCACTTGATCCTAAGTCGAGCGGCTTTACCATTTGCCTAAGCGGGCTTAAGGGCTACTAGCTTCCCGTCCCATAGGTGACTAGCCAAGGGGTTAGGGCCGGTGTTCACCCAGGGTGCATATCGTTGACCAGTCACGGCCTATTGTCTGCACCAGTTGACGCAGAGGGATTCGAACCCCCATCGCACGGTTCGTAGCCGTGCACACTATCCGTTGTGCTATGCGTCATTGCGCTGTCACGGCTGGATTCGAACCAACAACCGCCGGGGTAACAACCCGATGCTCTGCCATTGAGCTACGCGACATTGCGATAGGACCGGAACACCGTCCGGCCGGGGAGTGCGTGCCTCGCTTACGCCTATCGCTCCGTGAATCCGGTTGGACTTGAACCAACGACGCAGGGGTTAAGAGCCCCACGCTCTACCAACTGAGCTACGGATTCAAAGTGGCAAGGGATGGAATCGAACCACCGCCCTTGGGCTTATGAGGCCCACGCTCTACCGCTGAGCTACCATGCCAAGCGCTCACGTAGGGCTCAACCCTGGGGAGAGGGAGGGGAGTCACTAAGTGAGCTAACAGGATGCACGGACTCAGACCGCCTATGCGAATGTGTGTGCGCGGTAACCGCGCTTCCTGCTACTTATACTAGAGCGCAAGCACTTCCTAAGAGAGCGCAAGGACTTCCCCTCAGCGCAAGGGGCGGGCGGAACGCCACGTGACGAGGTGACACCAATGACGTCACTTTGGGGTTAGCTTTACAAGAGGGGTTCTAGGAGCCTGTATAAGCTGTATTAGGTCTATGTCACTTTGTCACTACGTCACTAGGGAAATAGGGGAAACCGGACATTAGCCGGTCTCACCTCTCCCGCTGTCTCCTCGCGCACGCGAAAGCCCCGCCTCAGGCTGACCCGAGACGGGGCTATCTATGTGACGCAGATCACGCAGCTACTAGCCGGGCGGCATCCTCCTTGGGAGCCTTACGCCACTCAATCTCAACCCGGTCCTCAATCGGAACGTACGAGTAGTCAGGGTTACGACCCTTGCCCACCCTGACTTGAGTCAGGAAGTGAGACAGGAACCGGCGCTTCTCGAACACGTCCCACATGGACCACGGGGAGCCTGCCCCAAGCGGGTCGCCCGCCTCGTCAACGTCCGCGAGCCATTCAGTCGGCAGCGAGACAACGCCTGCCCGCTGAGCGTTCAACTCCTCAAGCTTGGCAGCGCACTTGTCTTCCCACTCGCGGTACTGCAAGAGCGTTTCACGCCACACGGCAAGCTCATCCTCACCCCGATACAGACCCGCCTTACGGTCCGCCTGTAGGCCCTTGATGGACTCCTTGACGTGCTTGTGGTGAGCCTCAGTCTCCCGCCGCTCTTCCTCAACCCCCGTCGTGTCCTGCTGAGCCGCAAAGTGCAGAGCAGCGGCAGCCGCCCAACCCCGGTCTTCCATGTCCGTGAGGTCAAGGTTCCTGAGCCGTGCCCACACCCGCCGGGCAACCTCGTTGTCAGCCGCCTCACGGTTGATAGCGAGCCCGCCATGCCCTACCGGGTTGCTGCACATGTAGTTGGGATTGTTG